ACGAAAGTACGCACATCTTATTAATATTGAAGACGAAATTCGGGCCGATCCCGCAATCTTCAAGACCAAGGTCATTGAAAAGCACATTGATACTGGCACGCCTTTGTCCCAATTACTCTGGGATGCAGGAATGGAGTGTCGGCCCGCCAATAACGATATCATCACGGGTGTTGCGAAGGTGGGTGCGTATCTTGGGGATCAACCCACGCATCCGCACCTTATTACAGGCGCACCCTCAGGACCCTTGTTGTATTTCGTGGATGATCTTGAGTTTATCCAAGACGAAATCACTAACTACTATTGGGACAAGTCAACTCTAGGCGATATGCTGGATAAGCCAATTGACCGTGACGACCATGCGCTCGACACGTTGAAGTACATGCTCTCGCATCTGCCTGACCCGAGTGAGATCAAGATACCAAAGTCGGCTGTGATCCCGCCTTGGATGTTCTGGCATGAATTGAATGATGACGGCACCGTAAATCGTCGGGCTTAGTCTGTGTGACACACACATAAGGGTGCATCGATGAGTGAACAATTTGATTTTGACCAGCCCGATGATCCGCAAGGAGAGTTGTTCGATGTCGATGAATACATCAATGGTAAGCAGCCGGAGCCTGATAAGAAAATTCCAGCGTATCAGATGTATCCTGACTCTCGCATTCCTGTTACCAAAGCATTTGGCTCACTTTGGCGAAATAAACTTGACGCCGCACTCACTGCGAATGAACTCATTTACGAGTCGTGGGAACAATGTTTTGCATATTATAATAACCACCAGAACCGAGTCTCTGGTAGTTCAAAGGGAGTCTTTAGTCGAGGTGACGTTACGGAGAATGTTGTATACTCAAATGTTAACGTCATGCTTCCTGCTGTTTATGGCCGTGAGCCTGATATTGCTGTAAACACCACGGACAAAGAGGACGAGAAATTCTCGCAGTGCGCGCATTCTCTTTTGAACGCATTGCTCAAAGGTAAGAACCTCCTGAATTGCAAACCCAAGGTGAAGAAGGCTGTCGGCGTTGCGCTGATGACGAATTTTGGCGTGTTGAAACTGGACTACACGCGCAAAGAGGACTCCGTTGAGAATATGATGGAAGAACTCGCGCGAGTCACAGATGAAATCTCGACAGCGAAGAATGCCAAGCAACTGGAGAACGCTTATGGCAAACTTGCAGCAATCGAAGCCGTTGTGGAAGTATTTGAGCCAAGTGGACCAAAGCTCTCCAACGTTATGGCACGAAACCTCGTTGTTGATCCGGTTGCTGAAATGCCAGACGGCACTGATGCGACATGGATGTTCGAGCGGTGTTACATCCCGACGAGCTTTCTCAAGTACAAATTTACTCGCAAAGATCAGGATGAGGATTGCTGGTATTACATTTTCAAACCAACCCATAAGGCCGTTTTCTCATCTGGATCGGGAACTGGAATTAAAGATGATGCGTTCGGTCTGGTCGTTGAGTCGCTTTCCGGCGAAACTTCAATGCAAGAAAATGAAGAAGTTTCTGGTTACAGGGGCATGTATTTTACTGAGTGTTGGGTCCTTTGGGACAAAGCCACCCGGAGAACTGCTTTGTTCGCGGCTGATGATTGGACATATCCACTCTGGGTATGGGATGACCTTACTAAGACTACCCGATTTTTCCCGTATTTCATTATTGGATTTGGTCTGTCTACAGGACAAACCACAACTGTTGGAGAAGTATCGTATTATCTAGACCAACAGGATGAGATCAATCAAATCAATCGGCAGGTTAGCCGGATAAGAAACTCGATCTTCAACTTTATCTTTTACAACTCCCAAAAGATGTCTTCGCAGGATGCGGAGATATTACAAAAAGCATTGAGAAGGGGGTTCATCGATGAACAGTCTGTGGTCGGCATCAAGGTCCCCGAGGGCTCAAAAATTAAAGACTTATTTGAAGCTCTTGCTCCGCCGAGTCTTCAGTACGAAGCTCTTTTCAATAAGGAACCGACGATCAATTCGATTAACCGTATCTCGAATACTTCTGATGCTATCCGTGGTGTTCAATTCAAAACGAACACAAACGAAGCTTCGGTACAATCATATCAAGATGCCGCTCGGATGAGTGTGGGTGCGAAGATCGAGGTGGTCGAGGACGTGCTAGCCGATCTATGTAAAGCTCTCCTCGAACAGTGCGTTCAGTTTATGAGTAAACAGGATGTCGCCGGTTTGGTCGGTGCGAAGATTGCCGAGGGCTGGCAGAATATGACGCTGGATCGGTACAATTCGTCATTTGCCTTGGAAATCGTCCCGGGCACGTCGGAGAAGCCTAACTCCGTGTTTAAGAAGAAAGAGGCCGTTCAGGTAGCGCAGGCCATTGGTCAGTTTGCGTCGGCTGCGCCCATGACGAGTATGAAAGTTGCGTTGCGTGTTCTCGAACAGGCATTCACGGAGGTTGTTGTTAAGCCTGAGGACTGGGACTTGATGGAGCAGGAGATGGTCGCGAACCTACAGCGCGGCAACTCTACCGGGGCTGCGCAACCTCCCGGTCCCGGCCAGAATGCTCCCGGTCCTCAGACCCAAGGACAACCACCCGGTGGAGCAGGAGGCATTCCACCGGAACTGGCGAACCTGCCGCCAGAAATAAAGCAGAGAGTGGAAATGATGGCACAACAGGGCGTGCCACAAGAGCAGATCGCGGCGCTCCTTAAACAGGAAGTCGCGAAGATGAAAGGCGCAAACGGAGGCGGAGCACCACAACAGGCAGCCGGGGGACCTCCACCCGGGCAACCACTGCAATAGTTGTGTGACACACACAGGAGAGAAAGATGGCAGGCGACTTTGACGAAAAAACGGCGATGGATACCATCAAGGACTCGATGGGGTTAACCGATGAAGATTTGGCACCGCAATCCACTGGCGACGACGACCTTCCTAGTGATGATGGCGATTTTGGTGATGATCTTCCTAGCGATGATCGTCAGCAAAGTAATCTGAACGGTGAAGACTATGAACCAGAAATCCAACGACAACAGCCCGCACAGCGGCAACCACAGCGACCAACTCCCCAGCAACAGCAGGACCCCCTTCGAGCAAGGTCTATGCAGTTCGATCCACGGGCTGACTTTCGACGAGACCAGAAAGGCAATCTGGTTGATCCTCGTACGGGAGAGATTATTGCTCGTGCAGGGAGCGAGGCCCGGATATATCAGCGTATACATAAGCAGGCCACCGACTATATTCGAGGCGCTTCGGGACGCATTCAGGGGCATCTAGAACAGGAGCGTGGCAAGCTCAATCGAGCGGTGGAGATTGGTCTGGACTTTGAGCGGCAGGCTGCGGAGGCAAGGGCTCAGTTAGCCAAGATCAACGCTTATGAGTTGCCACCCGATCAACTTTTGGAGGCTGGGCAGCTTTACAAGCAGGCTCAGACCGACCCGGTAGGCGTGTTAAAATCACTCTTGACACGCGCTGCGTTAAGTGGTATAGATATAACACAATTAGGCTTCGACGGTGGGAATTTAGACTCCAAGTCAATCCTTGACACGGTTCGTCAAGAGATTGCCAAAGGGGTCAAACCTGTGCAGGACTTTGCCGCACAGAGACAGCAGGAAACTGAAAGGACCCAAGTCGAGCAAAGATACCTTGATGAAGCCAAGACGCAAGTCGAAGGTTTCTTCCAGAGTACTCCGGCAGCCTTACCGTTCATGAATATCTTTCATGCGGTGCTGTCGCAACCCCAGTTTCAAACTATGTCACTGGGTGCCATATGGGACAAGCTTCAACTTCACCTGATGCGAAAGGGAATTGACCCGTTCAATCCTCAACAGCCTCAGAGGCAGCAGCAACGTCAACAGACCCGTGGCAATCACCCGTCACGGAGTTTACCGAACGGCAGAGGTATGGCACCGGGCGGTAATGACAGGGGGAATGGGACGCAGAATGCTGGCGTGGCCCACCCCTCCAAGTCATACGATGCAATCATACGGGAAATACTTGCGGAGAACCGCGGTTAACCTGTGTGAGACACACAAGGGTGATTACCATGGTACTTGATACGATCATTCACTCGATGCTTGATCGTTCCCGGGCCAAGCTGATTATGGCATCGGCAATCTCGGGTACGGTCAGTGCTTATCTGCACGCGAAGAAGCGGGTGGTGACAGAAGATGGCGGTCCGCAGATCACCAATCCTCTCATCACCGGACTCAACCCCAACGTGCAGTCGATGCAGTATTACGATACTGTATCCATCGACCAGACGAACGAGTTCAGCACGGTTGAATACTATATGTCTCGTGTTGTCGGATCGCTCATCATATCCGATCAGGAAGAAGACGAGAACCAAGGCCGGGCTGAAATCTTCAAAATCTTGAAGGGCAAAATCCAAGCTCTGGACGAGTCCATCAAGCGCAAGTTCGCTCAATACCATACGTCCGTCGGCGTGGGCTCCGATCCGAACGGGTTGGGGAACCTCATCCCGGCCGATCCGACTGTGGGTGTCGTGGGCGGGATCAACCTCGCCACGGAGTCACAGTGGAGGAGTTCTTCCTATGATTTCAACGGCACACTCTCGCCTGAAAATATCGAAGAAGCGTTCGATGACATCATCGAGCTTGACCTCAATCGAAGCTCCGATGGTCAGTCCTCGCCTCGGCCTACAGTCATTTTTGCGGGTCGAAACATCTACCGGATGCACAAAGCCGCCGCCCGAGACAAGCAGCAAATCCAGCTCAAAGACTCAGGCACCGGACGGAAGCTTGTCAATCTCGGCATTTCCGGCACGACGCACAATGGCATTCCACTCCTATTTGACGAAAAGCTTGCTGCCCTCGACGCTTACTTCATCAACGAGGAATATCTGACATTGCACGTCCTCAAGGGCTGCAATATGCGGATCAAGAAGCTTTCGTCTCCGTGGAACATGGACGCCACCGGCCGGCGTGTGGTCTGGGAAGGCCAGCTTTGCACTTGGAGGCAGTACCGAACGCACGCATACCTTACCAATTCGTAAGGTCTGTGTGACACACACGTACTCTTAACAAAGGAACAAATAACATGATGGCATCAGGCATTCTCAAAGGCTCACGCTTGGCTTTCGTCGTCGTCAAGCAAGAAGGCACTGTCAAGCGTGAGAAGCATTACTGGACAAAGGACGGGATCAAGAAAAAGCTTGTCGATGAAGACGCAGGCTATCTCGTCTATTTCCCGCGAGGCCATGCCATCAGAGTACGAAGCCTTGCAAGGCTGCGTCATTACCAACTCCACAAGGAACCGACGATCATCCAGTTGGATGGTCTGAACGACCCGAACTCACCCCTCGGAAAGATGTTCATGTCGCAGGACCCAATGCTGCGCTCAGCATCCTACCGTGAACTTGAACAAATGGTCATCGATCTAGCGGAAGCAAAGGGCAAAATCGAAGTTAAGGATTTTGTACCTCGCGACCCCGACGAAGACGAGATCGCAGCTTAGGAGACGAATATGACGTTTCGACCTGCTCAGAACAATATGCAGGGCATCAATAACTATGTCCCTGCAATGCAGTGGTCGGCTTCGCTTGAGATGAACGCGTGCAATACGTTCTCCCTCGGCAAGCCAGCCCTTGCCAGTGCCACGGCAATCGGCAACGGCCTTGCGACCAATGCGGCGAACGGTTCGATGGTTTGGCTTCCCACAGCGTGGGTTGCGGACTCGCCGTATGGTCGCCCGATCCAACTTACTCCGTCGGGCTCGGTCACAATGACCTTGGACGTATGGGGTGAGGACTACCTCGGACAGCCCATGGTTGAGCGTGCGGCTTGGGCT